CCAACGCACACATAAACCAGATCGCAGAGTTCTTTAAGAACTTCATCATCTTCTTCATTACTGATAGCATACATTAACTCCTTAAATTCTTCCTGTATAAGCCTTCTCCTTAAGTCTTTTTCTCCATCCATTAAAGCAGAAGGTTTAGGATACTTTAGTCCTACAGGATGTTTAAAAGCACGATGAAATATATGTAGTTTATCTTGTAAAGTCTCACTTTTACCCATCATTCTTCATATCCTCTATAAGTTTATAGAGATACCATCTAGCTTTTAACAAATCTTTTACAGGGTTTTCACTGTCTTTATAACGATGCCTACTAACATACTTAAAGACGTTTCCTTTTAAGTAACCCCTATACTCTTCTGATTGCATACTATCACGAATTAAATCAATGGTTTCAATAGTGTTATTATTGTAGTGATCTGGGCTATTGATCTCATCCCATTCATCGTCTGTCATGTTAATCTCCTTCCATGAACCCATTTTAATGTTTTACCTTCTTTGGATCAAATACAAGAACATTATCTGTATTTTTAAACATTTGTTTTTTTAAAGAAAAGTATTCTTCTTGTATAAACTCTGCACCTTTTTCTACTAGATATTCTAGTTCATTATCTAGCATATACATTATTCCTTTGACTACTAAGACTGAAACATTTGAAGGTAGCCCCTCCATAGGATTACTAAATTCTCTCTCTTCTGGAGTTGTATCAGCTATTTTTACAGAAAAAGTAGCTTCATCTTCTGGATTAGGTTTAAAGATGATATAGTACCTACCTTCTTGTAAGGATTCAAGCTCCTCCTCATCAAAGTTTTCATTCCAATTGTCTACCATGTTAGCATATCCTTTTATAAAAGTCAAGGAAAAAATCTAAATCCATTATCGCCAATGGTTTTTTTCTATTCATCTTTAGTATAACGATAGGTTCACCTTTTCCTTTGTGTTCTTCTGCTTGTGTATATACATCATATATTCCCTTAAACTTCTCTTGGTTTTTACACTCAATCTTCAGAGGGTATTCCTTATAAGCAGCGGGAGAGAGCTTTACATCCATCCCCTGCTCTCCCATAATGGCTCCCTTTATATCATCGGGTTCTAGCTCCGGTGCATGTTCTAGGAGTTTAGCTACTACTAAATTTTGTAGATTACGCCCCTTCGCTTTTCTTGATCTAGTAGTTGTCATGTTATCTTTAGTAAATCTCCTAACTTCTGATCCATATGATCAGCAGTTTTAGGACAAAAAGTTTTCATCTTACTAAGGTCTTCTCCTAATAAGGCTGGAGAATAAATTATACTAGCTCCCCTCTGTACCAAAGTTTTTACAGCTTTTACATCTTCATCAAACTTCATAATGTTAGCTTCAAATGTATCATCAAGCCAAAAAGATGCTTCAGTAGAACCAGCCGCCTTCTTCATTCTTATATACCTAACCTTATCTCCAACTAAACGATACCCTTGTTCCTTATCGTTTCCGGTTACAATGTAGTAGATGTACTTATTAATAGTAACATCTAACTCCTTTATAATTGATTGAAAGATAATCATTCTATCTCCTCATACTCTTCTCTTTCTGTCATTCTACCAGTTTCAACAGAGTATAAAAGTCTACAAGCAGGGCCGGTTAAACCGCTAAACCTATTCTTAATTACCCTAACTATGGTTGTATGTCTTTCTAATTCATCCTCATGCTGACCATTTCTCTCTAATCCTAACACTATGTCGGATAGTTGACCAATGCTGCTAGAGCCTCTCAATTGAGATAAAGATGTTACTGCTCCTTCCTCATGCCCAGCAGAAGAAGGTCTTTTCAAATGGGATACTAATATCAAAGAGATATTTAATTCTTGCACAAGCATTCTTAGCTTGGTCATAATCTCATCAATAGCTTTTCTCTCATCCCCTTGTTGTTGATCTGAAAGAACTATGCTGACATGATCTAAAACAACAAATTTACAATCCAATGCATTAGCAAAGAACCTTACGCAATTAAGGATTGCATCAATTGAATTAGAACCAAAATGATCATATAGAAAGACCCTTCCTGTTCCTAACGTTTCATCAAAAGCTTTCTTTCTTTCTTCTTCAGATGTTTTATTAAACACTTCACTAATGTGTAATGTTTTATTAGCAGCTAGAGACATGATACCTAGACCGCTTCTCTTCACGCTTTCTTCTAAAAACATCAAGCCCATTTTGTGTTGAGTATTTTTCAAAGAATGATAAACAAGCTCTCTAACAAATTGGCTCTTACCCAATCCAGAACCTGCTGTTATAGTTATAAGTTCGCCCATACGAATACCGTAAGTAAGTTTTTCTAGTCCTTCAAAAGGATAATGAACTTCTGCTTCAATAGCTTTTTCATTAACTAGATTCCACAATTCTTCGCCTGAAACGATGTTATCGGGAGTGTATTGTTTTGCATCCCACCAGTGTTCAGTGAACTCTTTTGCCTTTCCTAAACGTAAATAGTCATTAGCATCTTTATATTGCATTGGAACTATTTTTGCTTTAGGTGCTAAAAGATCGGCAAGTTTTGCTGAAGATACTTTACCAGCAGCATCATTATCAAAACAGATGATAACGCTATCAAATGACATTAAAAAGTCATACACATGCTTATTAGAGATATCTGTCTTAACAGATGCAGCACCATTCTTTACAGAAACAACAGGCCATCTGCTTCCTAACATTTCATAAGCAGACATTGCATCAATTTCACCTTCACAAATGGTTACAAATTTTCCACCATTCTTAAATTTATTTTGACCAAATAGAACACTTCCTTTTATATCCCCTTCAGAATGAAAAGATTTCGTTTTAACATTTCTAATCTTATTAGATATTAATGTTCCTCTTTCATCATAATAAGGATAGACATGCCTAAAGGGTTTTTCCATACTAGTTACACCATAATATTCACAAGTGCTTAAAGAAATTTTTCTATCTTCAAGTTCTTTAAAGATGCCTTTAGTCTTAACAGGAGTCGTTGGTTTTTCCATATCAACTACGTTTCCTCTATTAGAATAAACAACATAATCGCAATCGACTCCCCAACAATACTTTCCACCATCAGAATACACTGCAACATTATCTTTACTATCACATTTTGGACAAGCTTCATGGCGAATAACTTGGCTTTTCGTTAAGGAATAACTAGACATCATTCATATTCTCCAAAACCTCTATTTGGCATAAAGTCTACAACAGTAGTAAGTTTTTCAATAGCAACAGTAAGATCGTTCATTCTTGTTATTAACTCATCAACTGTTTCCATAAGCTCATCAAAATTTTCTTCATCCATTTACTTTCTCCTTAAACTCATGAGTAATTTCTTCAACTGAAGGTTCTTTAACAACCTTTGTTAAATATACTGGTTTGTAGCTGTATTTAAACACGCGAACATCTGGAAAGCAATCAAATTTATATGGACAGTATACACAATCTGTCGATAACTTCATATTACCAGATTTACCTTCAGGTATAGGGTCATAACAAATAGGAGGACGTTCATCTGAAGCAACAATATTTCTCAGATGTTCTATTCTATCTTCAACATTTATAGTGTCCATATCGTCAACGGTAAAGAGTAGGAGTTCTCCTGTTACCTTATTCATAACGAGGAAGTGCGCTCTTTCAGCGCCTTCAGCTTCCATGTAGCCGCTTAGTTGACCTAAGTAGCCAAAGCTATCTTTATTAAAAAGAGTGCCATCTTTGAATTTCTTAAAGGAAAAGTCACTAGCTGTTTTAACATCAACAATTTCACTGTCAATTTTACAGTCCATATGCCCATCAACACCAGAGATGGTAACCTTCTTTTGCATATCGGTTACATTATGCCCTGCTTCCTTTGCTAGAAACAAAAGCACCTCCTCTATCAAAGACCCGTAAAGAAACTTCATAAGAGTAGGGCCTGATGGAAGAGCTTGTTCTTTAGGATATTTTAATTCAAACCAAAGGCGTCTATCCTTCTTACCAATAGAAGACATTCTTAAAGTAGTTTTGCTACTTTTTCTAGCTTCTTCTACATGAGTAGTTAGAACAGACTTAACACCTTCTAGAAAAGATTTAAGGTTATCCTCAGATACCTTATGCTCATCTTCTAGAACAGTGTATATGTCATCAACTAAATTTTCAATTTGCATTTCCATCTCCTAAAATTAGTTGTATGGTTGCCCACTTAGCACCGCTACCCTCGCCCACCATACTCCTTAGTCCCGTGACATTGTATCTTATGATTTCCACAGACTAAGCCCAGCCGTCTAAACCTTTTTGTTAAAAGGGTGCTTCATCTCCTTCTTCATCAAAGTCCGTATCTCTTTCATACGTAACAAGATTGGTAACCATAACCTTATTTAGATACATGCTAGTACCATACTGTGATACCATTGGATGATCTTTATTAAAGCCAATCTTTACCTTAACATCAGACCCATTACCAATCAAGGTTCCATTCATATCTTCTTTGTCACTGTTAATGACAGGAACGGTATACTTGGTACGAGCAGTAACAAACCATTCGCGTTCATCCTCTTTATTCTTTGGTTGAACACCATGTGACTCTAAAGCCTTTACTACTTCATCGGAAAGATTACCGATATCCATCTGATACTTACCAGACATCTCATCTTTCACATTCAACTTAGTCCAATACGCTTTACCCTTAACAACTACAGTTTGTTTAGCCATTTGTTATCTCCTCAGTTTTATTAAACTCGTTACTCTACACAACATAACTACTTTTTCACTAAAAGTCAACCCCTAAAATGAAATTTTATTCATATTCTTTTTTCATTGGCCTCTTGTTAAAGAGGTTCTTATGTTCAGGAAATTCAAACATAAAAAGTCTAGCATAATAAGGAATAAAATGGTCATCAATTTTAAAACCACTACCTT